TTACTACTCCTACGGAAATCTCCAAGATTTTAGTGGTGTGACTCAAGGACCGTACGAGTTATGCTATGATACGACCGACGAGCGCGACACATCTAATGTGTTCGATCTCGTTCGCACGTTCACCGCATTTCCGTACATCAACTGTCCAGGGGAATTTGTAGATTATACACTACAATATCACCCTGGGCCAGATGACCCACGCGGAGCATGGCCTGCCTATAACATGGCAGACAAAAATGCTCTTGCTTGGGAAATACTCGCCAAGACTAACCCGAGCGTTCCAGAAGTGAACGTTCCTGCTTACCTTGGTGAGCTAAAAGACATCCCTGGTACGATGAAAGGATGGGGCCGGTCTCTTTTAAGAGACGCCGCAAGGGGATATATCTCCTGGCGGTGGGCCGTCAAACCTCTCGTCAATGACCTAGCGAAGCTCTATAACTTCCAAAAGTCGGTTAATAACCGAATGATGGAACTTTATGCTCTCCGCGATGGTCGAACTTTGAAGCGTCGGTGTAACCTCGTTAGGGCCTCGAGTACTTACGTAAATCATGTACTTGTACATGGTATACGTTTTACTTGGTGGGCCTATCGGGCCGTAGACATGCGTACCCATAGTTGGGGTACGGCAGAGTGGAAACTCATGCCGGACTCTAAACTACCAGAACTTGGTTATGCGCCCTTGGAAGGGTTAGCACGAACAAGCGCTGCGGGTATAAATAGCTACGGTGCCCTTGAAGCTGCCTGGGAATTAACCCCCTGGAGCTGGCTCGCGGATTGGTTTTCTAATGTGGGTACTTGTATCCACGCTAGTAACAATGCGCTGGGCCTAACGTTTGGCCGAATCAGCCTTATGAGGACCTCGACATCCGTGTCGGGCTATTCCTTAGAAGGTGTCCCTCCTTCACAATTTGTCATTTCTGGCAAATATGTGGAGGAGATGACTCGGAAGGAAAGATATCCTGTCTTTCCTGTTATACCGGTTCCTCTCCCTACCCTGCCTCTCCTTACGGGGAAGCAGTTGTCGATCCTAGGTGCCTTAGCTGTCCTTAAGGGCATTAAGCCTTAGGGTCAGA